CTGACTTGCTTGTCCGGCATATTGCGAAGCTAAAGCCGAACTCTTTTGAGCTCCCAATCTTTCTAAAATTCCTTGTTCTCCTTGCGCTTCGGATAAATTGGTTCTACTAGATTCTATATTGGCAGTTCCTTTCGCAAGATTTTGTTCAAGTTGCTTTTGCTCTTCAAGAGTTTTATTCATCGCTTGCTGTTGAGCGGTAAATGCTTCGCTTGGTTGAGAAAATCTATTAGCTAAATCAGTTGCCGCTTGACCATAAAATCCAGCGTTGGGTTGATATGATTGCGGCCCAGTTTGTAATTGTGGCTGATTTTGATTTGTGTTTTGCGGTTTAATCGCTTCCCAATTTGTTCCATTCCATTTTTGAGTTTGTCCATTTATATCAGCAGTCATTCCTACTTGTAATCCAGCACCAGGAGCATTTGAACTTGTTTGAGTTGATTGATTATTGGTTTGTGGGGCAACTTGATTTTGTTGGTTAAGTAATACGGTTTGTGGGGTTGGTGTAGGATTTGCTCCTCCCTTTCTAACTTCCGTTGTATCTATTTTGGGAGTAGGAGTAGGATTTTTACTCCCAATTATAGTAGGTAAATTTATAAGTCCGCCCACATTTGGCGGAGTATAATTGAGCGAAAAAGGACTCTTATAAGCATTCGCTTTCATAAGACCTTGAACTGGTTTATTTTGTGAAACTACATTTGGTGTTTGCATAATTTTAACTTCCGTAAATATAAAGATTAGGATTTTGTTGAATAGGGGATTCCGACAAATCCACATTCACTTGTTTATTAGCTAAATAGTATTCCATTTGCTGAAGTTTTTCGGCATACAATCCGTTATAAAGAGCGTGTCGTTCAGAATCTTTATTTATTGACATAAAGTAAATTCTTAATGCTCCATAAACGATAATATCGTGAAAATCGGGAGATAATAACGGATATTGCCCTATCTTATAATTTGCTCCACTCGTATTTGGAGCATAGACTACCGGTTTTGTTAATGTCGCAGATGTCCCATTGCTTCCGAATTGCTGAATTTGATAATAAAAACCATCTCCTTTCGATGGATTGGCTATAAGGAAAAGATTAGTGAAAGTCAAATCAGTGTTAGTCGGAAATGGAGTATTCCAAGATGTTCCAGTTCCTGTAATAGAATTTGAATAAGCCGCCATTGTCGCCAATGAACCCGTAGAATAATCTTCATAAGTCATATCGGGAATACTCACTTGGCAATTAAGAGTAATCAAATCACCCGTTGCGGCTGGAATTGGCCAGAAGTTTATCTGGTTTTGATAAATAAAGAAGTAAGCAGGTATTGATGATGTGTAAGGCAAGGCGTTTAATTTAGTCCATTCTTGAGTAGATTGAACTGGAGCAGGGCTATAAACAAGTTGTCCTATGGTAATTGTAGAGTTCTTTATTTTAGAAACATTGGGAGGCAAAGGATAAGATTGGACTCCCACAAGAGAAGCACTTGTCCCCGCAGAACTTGAAAGCGGAGATTGCCAAGTTATTAATGTTGACCCTTGAGTAAAATTAGCGGTTCTCTGTTCGCTATTTGAAAAAACCACAAATTGCGGGCAAGAAATATAACTCCAAGCTGATGATAGAGTAGCGTTTGTGCCACCCGTAATAACCCCAGTAGTCCCGCTTGTGGCAACCAAAGTAGAAGCTCTTGGGCCGATTGTCGTCATTGTAAAAGAACGCTCAGTATCAAAATACTTTTGAACTAAATATCTGTGTTGGTCGTTTATTAAAATGCCAGCCAATGAATCGTTGGTTGACGATGAATTTAGTGATAAAGTTGTAAATAATGACTTTAGCGTTGTAAAACTCTTCATATTGCTTTAATTATAATACTTTTTAATAATTTAATAAATTTTTTCGTGTATTTTAAGCGGTAAAAACTAAATAAACAATAGCATTGCCAACTGAACTTGAAACAATAGTTAATGGGTTTCCCCTTGTGTATGTCGCAAGTGTTCCAGTAGATAAATTAGTCGCTCCCACCATTACTCCCGCAGTTGTCCCTTTCGCCATTGTCGCAATAGTAATCCTATTGTTTATAACCGATATAGTCCCAGCGGTTGTGTCTAATGCCGTTAAAAAAGCTCCCGTTATAGTTAAATCGGCTTTTGCCCCATTATCTCCAAACACAGGGACAGCAGTCGTTCCAGTAGTTATTGCCGCAACACAAAAATTATTAGGATTATTTTCTAAATTCGTAAAAGGAATAAAAGGAGCATCTATATTGTTATGAATATGATAAGGAACCGTTGGAACACGATATTGCGAACTCAATAACATACTATTTATCAATTGGACTATTTCATCTCTTTCCATAATTTTATGAAACTACATAAGATTGTTTTTGCGCGCTATAACTTTGCGTTCCGCCAATTATTCTTATTTCTGTCAATCTATTAAAACTATTAGATGTGGGTGTCGCGCTTGTTCCACCAGTTAAAATAGCCTTAACCAAAAGCCATTGGTTCTTTTCAATAGGGAATTTCTCGCTATTGCCTGAAATCAAACTGCCATCGCCATTAACTATTAAAGCACTCGTAAATGTCGGGCTCGTGCCAGATGTAAGAGTTTGAGCCACTTGAAGTTCCACAATTTCGCCAGCCAATAATGGAGCGGCTAATTTGAACTCTAATTGTGATGATGTGGTCGGATTAAGTTTAGTTCCTATTGGAATCATATCTGAAATAATTATTGATTGTCCGCCAGAATAAAGAGAACCCGAACTGGCATCTATCCCATTAACACTTCCATAATAAGTATTATCCCAACCAATTATTAAACCCGACCCAAGAGGATTACTGGAAGGATAAGCCCCGCCCAAAGCAAAACTACTTGGATTTCCTTGTCCAAATAAAGCAGTAGCATTTCCAGCATTGCCACCATAAGACAATTCATTCGCTAATCTTAATGCTTTTGAATCAATATCTAATCCCCAAACTCCTCCATAATTTGGTATTCTATTACCGGCATTATCGGTTGCTGAAATTCCAAAATATAAATGATTTCTCAAATTACAAACTCCGCCCCAAGTAAAATAAGGCTCAACGGTATATGAAAGATGGTCTGGCACTTTTTTAAATAAATTAGCTTGCGCTCCATTTGTAATATAAATTCTTCCCCTATTTCCTACAAAAGCATAAGTATTAGTATTAACCGTTATCATTTTAACAACATTACTTTCGGGCAAAAGAATAGGATAACTAATTTGATTTGAAGTAGTATTCCAAGTATAGATAACATTGCCTGCTCCCCCTATAAGAACATTTGTTCCTGAAGGAGCCAAACATTGAGCAAGATCGCTTAAGGGTAAAAGCGGAAAAGTTGAATATGTATAACTTGATATATTGGCAGGATCAAAAGTCGTTCCACTTAAATCAGTTTGATAAAACTTTCCAACATTCGGACCATCGCAAAAATAAATTCTTCCATCAGGCATTAACCAAGATTCGTGCGAATTACCGCTCCCTGCTGTTGATTTAAGACCAGTTATATTCCCAGTGGTTCCGCTAGTTGGCGACCAACCATATTGCCAAGACACTGCCACAGATGGAGGGTCATAAGGATTAACCAAAGTATAATCAATAACCGCTCCTCTAAAAGCGAAAATATATCCCTTTGTTGTATCAGATGTCGGATAATAAACAAGACCATTGCCATTTGCTCCTGTAACATTTGTATTGCCAGTAAAAGTCCAATATCCGCTTGTAGTAGTTTTTTTATTGCTCCAAACCTGACCCGATGAATCTATCATCCAATTAACAGGAGTATTTGAAGTATAATAAATTTCATTACCTTGCTGTATTACATATTTGGGAGTAGCGATATTATAAGTTGTCCAAGTTCCAGTAGCCGTCCCACTCCCATAATAAGCATTGTTATTTCTTTCATAATCCGTAGTCACGCCGAAAGTTAAACCATTTATAAAATTTACCCAATATGGGGTGCTATTTACTACACCCGTGCTTCCACTTGATAAACTTGTGAAATAAACACACATCCCTATTTCAAGATTTGTAGTTGTATTTGAAATTATTAAAACATTTCCGCCATTATTTGAAACGCTAGTCACACTACCGGTTAATTTCGGTGGAGTTTTTGTCGCAGTTTTAAAATTAACGCTTGCCTCTCCTGTTACCGAAGAAAGATTAACATTTTTTAAATCAGTCAAACCCGAATAAGGAGAATCTCCTATTCCCTTTTCAAAACCATTTATTATTAAATCTCCAGTTGCGGGGTCTATTGAATACATAAATTAAATAATATATTTCCAAACTACGACATTCCCTGATGGTATTCCCGATGCCAATGTCAAAGTATTACCGCTTACAGTGTATTCAGAAGATGGTGTTGCTAATGAACCATTTATATGAACTTCAAAATCTGCTACAACTGTCGCAGATGCCGTAAAAATTGTCTGATTATTTGTTGATGTAAAAGTATCTGTTTGAAAATGTGAAGATAAACCCGTTATATCAACCAAAAGCCGATGGGTTGTTTCATCTGCCCAAAGAACCACAGGCGTTTTCCCGTCAGAACTGCTTACTCCCAATAAACTTGTTACAAAATTTTCATCTCTCTTAGAATTTGCCATATCAAGTGCTTTGTATTAATAAATTGCCATTTAAATCTGCGTATAATGGAACTATCGTTTTGCCATCACTTGAAGAAACAGCCACAAGTGTTGAAACAAAATTATCATCTTTTAGCGCGTTCTCTGGTCCATAATCAGAACCTGTTGTCCCATCTAAAACGCATAAAGAATGATTACTTTCAGCACAAATCGGGATTATTGTTTCTCCATTAGTATTTAAAACACCCAAAATTGTTGGCTTAAAATTTTCATCTCTTGATGCATTAGACATAGGAAATGATTATATTGCTATTTGCCGTTCCCATCCCTACAACCAACCCATTATTCAAAGCAACATCGTAATGTAATGTTATAGGCTGGGGCGAAGCAGGAACAGTTATTATTCCAAAAGTTCCAGTTGCCGCAGAAGTGCTATCGTATAAAGTAATTACTGATGTGGCTGTCGGAGTGTTGAAAGTAATCAATCCCAAAAATCCAGCCGATGCCTTAATAACTGTCGGAGTGGCTGTCGTGCCAGTCATATTCTTATAATTCCATCCCATTGGGAAATTTGAATCATCCCTTATAAGTTGTCCTCTCTGTGTAATGTCTGCCATAATTTTATGCTAATCTATTATCCCTTAATCTTTTTATTGCTCGTTCCAAAGTCGCTCTTTGGTCGGAAACTTGAATTTTTTCTTTTGCCAACTCTTTTTCTCTTTCGGCAAAAGATATTTCTTTATTTTCTAAATCTTTTTCCTTTTTATTTATTTCATTTTCTCTCAAAACTAAACTTTCTTCTGTATCTTTTTTAAAATGAATAACCGATTCTTCAACCCCTTTAGCCTTTAAAAGAATTTGTTTGGCTTCGTCTTTTTCTTCTTTCGCCTTGCGATGAAGATTTTCAGCAAGTTCTTTATGGCTTTCAGCTCGTTTTGAATCGCCTACGGCTTTTTTTATAGCTATTGCTATATCAATTTCTTTTAAGCCTAATTCCTCTTCTCTTTTATCCAAATCTTCTTTCTCTTTTTCAAGTTTAACTTTAAGTTCAGATAGTTCTTTCCTTTTAGCTGTCATTTCGGGCGAAAGAGCATTTAGTTTAATTTGAAGTTTTTCTATATCGGATAAAATACCTTCTTTCTTTTGAAGAAGTTTACTTATTTCTTGAGTTATTGTTTTAAGAGATTCGTCCCTAAACCTTGCCAATGCCAATTCCTCATCGGATTTAAGATTACGCAAATTATCAACCTTGCGGGCTATTTTTATCCCTTCCTGAATTTCATTATTTCTATCTTTGGCTTTCGCTTCGTTTATCTCTTCTTTCTTAAGAAGTCTTATCATATTAGGCTGATTCTAAAGCTTTCTTTCTTAAAGAAGTTTTTTTGTCTATGACTTGCGTGTTTAATTCCCCCTCTTCGTTTTTACTTAACCTATCTTCAATCGGTTCTTCTATTACATCTCTCACTTCAGCTTTTGATATAGCTAAAGGTTCAAGACATTTTTGGATATATAGAGTTAAACTTTCAATAGAATAAGTTCCAGCTTGATGAATAGAATTTAAACGAGGCGAACCATCAGTATTTCTCTCTTGAGAATTAAGCTTTGCGTATTCTTTACTTTTAAAGAACTCTCTTTCTGCCAAATTCTTGGCGAATTTCTTTCTGATTTGCTGTATTTCAAGTGGTGTCTGATTAACTATCAAAATTGGAGAAGTAGTTTGAGCTGGGAATATATATTCTTTATTTCCCCATTTCGCCACAAAGTCTTCTTCAGTCCAATTCGTGAATCTAAATGTCCCGCCAAAATTTTCGGGAAGGACTGATTCATAGTCCATTATTGTTTTATTTTCCATGTTATTTCTAACTTTTACGCCTTTTTCAAGGACTTAATTATTTTTATCCCCTCCCGCCCCTCGATTGAGGCGGGAGAAGATAGATAACTTTACAAGTTAACGAATACGGGTCTCGCTTCCGCTGATACTCCCGCAATAGCTGTATAACCAATTACTGCGTTTGTAAGGGTGCTTCCTGTGCTTGTCGCTACTGTAATCGCTCCGGCAGTTGTTACTGAAGGAGCAATCGCATAACCAACACCCGCAATTGAAGCATCGCTTAAAGCTGATGTAATTCCTTTTGCGACAAGGAATCCATAACTCGAAGCCGCAATCGGATATAACGCCACGCCAGCCTCAACATTCGTTCTAGTTGTCGGGCTATCAACGACATTTAAACCATGAGCTGGGACAAAACTTATTCTACTATCGCTTGCAACCAAAGCAACATTCGGAGAATCTTCAAGGGTTATTACACCTTGAGTTCCGCTTGCGATAGAAGCAGTATTGCTTGCGACACGAAGACATTGACCGATACCGGTTCCTGAATTGACTACCAAGAATCCTCCTTGATATTGATTAGCTGTCATCGCTGTAGCTCCAATAGTTATTATTACGGAAGCTTGCTTTTGGGTAGTTGCAGAATAAGCGGTAAATGTGCCTACTGTAGCATTTTGATGGTTTGCGATTAATGCCGCATCTTGCATCAAATGTCCTGAAGTAGCAACCCCAGCACTTGATACTGAAACCAAGATTACCTGACGGCCATCTGCCAAGTCATACCTAGTTCCAACCATTGATGCGAGATTCGCATCGGTTGAAGTTTGGAATGTGCTTCCAGCAAAAATGGAAATCGGTGCCGCTCCTTTATTTGAGATATAAGACATAATTTTTTAATTTGTTTTAATTATTCGACTTTTTAACTTGCTGTCGTCACGGCAGTCCAAGCTGTTGAACCATCAGTATTGATGTATGCTCTATCGTTTGTGGTTGTTCCGCCAGTATTAAGGTAAAATGAACCTTTTGGGGCAGTTACAACCGCATTGGGAGTTCCACTTCCAACAATAAAATCAATACCAAGAAACTGGAATGCCGGTTCAAACTTACTAAATTTTTTAGATGTATCTGCCATAGTGATTTGAATTTTATTTCAACTAACGACTATTAGTTGACTCCTGTAATTCCAGTTAATACTCCTTGACGAAACGGAGCGGTGCAAATCAACTGACCTCCCAAAATCATAAAACCATTAACGGTTCCTTGATTGTAGGCTCTAATCATACCAGTCCAAGTGAAAGCATCTCCAGGCGCATATATTTTGTCAACATAAACATTCCCTTCAATATCTTTCGCTTTCGGGGTAACTCTTTCACCCTCCCACCACTTAAGACCATACCATTCAAGGAATTTAGTATTAAGCATATAGAAGTAGCCAGTTGTGATTTTCTTATCTCTTGCGATAAGCATTCCATCCCAATACTGTTCATCGTAACCAGATGTTGAAGCCTTCAAAGCCGCTCCAGCTCCCTTGAAATCAGAAGTATTTCTCTGATAAGGAGTTTGAAGTTGTTCAAAATAACCCCAAGTTGTGTAATCAGTTATGATGAAGTCGGGTTTAACCGGACCATCAGAAATGGCGTTCCAAAGCGTTCTTACTTTAGCCAAAGAAATCGTTCCGCCAGAAGCGGTAACGGTTGAATTAAGACCAGTATAAGAAGCTCTTGTTAATCCGCCATAAGTGGAAGCGGTTGTCCCATCATCGATTGTGTTTGCGAGACCATTCGGGGCTTTACTCCCAAATGAAGTCCCATCCCCTTGTAAGAGCGTTCCGATGTCGTCTGCGGCATCTTGCGCTCTTGATTCCATGACAACCTTCATAAGTTTGAGGGCTTGCATGGGCGTTTCGTTAATAGACAAATCCGAACCAGCTAAAGCGACATTGGTCGCTACGAAAGTTGGATAGAAAGTCATATTAACAGAAACTGGTTGCTGCGTAATCGGCAAAAGGTCAAAACCATTAAAAGCGACAGAGGCAACACCTTTCTGATATTTAATCGGAAAGAGCATTTGCGAACCATCCCATTTCTTTGTTTTTGACATCAGTTTGCCGAAGAAATAGTTATCACGCAATATCTGGTCAACCCAAAAAGGCGCCAAATACTGATTTGTAGTCGTGGTAATATTTACTCCAGGTACACTTGCCATATATTTGTAAATTTATTTTAATTATTTTCGACTATATTATTCCGTGTTCTTTTAAGAACCGTTCTGTAGAATCATTTTGAAGATTACTTTCTTTTGAATTACCCCCTCTAAACATTGAACGCCCAGCAAGTTCTTTCGCCCTGCTATTGGACTTTTCCATATTTGATTTAAAAATCTCATATACTGTTTCGGGGTCGGCATATTCAATTATATTTCCACCAGCATCTTTCGGAGAAAGCTTTTCCAAAAGAGTAAGAAATCCCTTTCGTACTGTTTGATTTGAGAAATCCGCATTATGCGAATCTTCCAAATTATCCATCATATCCTCAAGACTTTCTTCTTCTTGTTTAACCGCTTGAGTTTCATTGTTGCGTTCTTGCTCAAAACTTTCCTTTGATTCTTTAAGGGCTTCTTCTTTGGCGGCTTTGTGGACGCCTTGGAGAGCTTTCTTAAGAAGTTCAGTAGCTTCTTGAGCTTCAGGAGTAGCAGTCCCATAAATCTTTTCAACAAGCTTAAGGTAATCCGCTTCTTCTGTTGTTCCGCGCAATTTTTGAGCTTCTTGTATGCCTTGTAATCGGGCAGTAGCAGTTAATGCTTCTTCTCTTAATTGCTGATTTTTTTCCAATAATCGTCTTTCTCGGCGATTTTTGGCTTTCATTTCATCGTCTTCGGAGGTTTCCTCTTCTGTTGATGAAATTTCTTCGGTTAATGGCTTATTCAGCACATCGTCCTCAGTAGGAACTAAATCTTCTAAAAATTTTTCTTGTTCGTTCATATTTTTATGCTTTTTCAAGCTTTTACGCCTTTCGCAAGGTCTTTATTCAAGCTTTTAGATGGAGCTTTACAACCAAAAAAGGTGTCTTGATAACACCTTTTATATGTCCACAGGAAACATCACTAACCTATGGACACACAAAGGGTGCTACCAAGTTTCTGTGATGTTTTTATTTAATTGTTAATTATTCGTCTTCCTCTTCTTCTTTTTCTTCCTCTTCTTCGTATTTCTTATGTTTCTTTTTATCAAACTTTTTTTCGGCTTTCTCGGACATTTTCTTCTTGATAGCCTTTGATTTCGCTTCCATAGTTAAGGATTTTGACCATAGGACATTTTATCTTGTTCTGATGGTGCTTTAACTTGAGGGGCTACGACCTCTGCCTCCTTTATTTCTTCTTTTATTTCTTCTTGTTTTTTCTTTGGCATATTATTTAGATTTATTCTTTAATGCTCGACCATAGTTATTTATTTGATACAAATTCAGAAAAAGAACCTTTACGACCTTCTTTTTTCCACTCTTTATGCCAATCTTTTAGTCCTGGCTTAGTAAACTTAGTCCAATGAGGCGTCTTCCCCGCTACCTCTTTTTTCTTTGCTAATGCTTTAGATTTTGCTTTAGGTGAACTATGAAGCGAATGGTGTCCTAATTTTTCTGATTTTTCAAAAATTTTATCCATTCTATCATTATATCGTTGTGCTCCTGTTTTATAGTTTGCCATAATTATCTTATTATAATTTATATTTGAGATTTTTTTCTTTTTAAAGCTTTCGACTTAGCTCTTGCCTGTGCTTCTTTATAAATCTTTTGAGCACGAGGAGTTTCTGCTATTTTTTTCATATTTTCATATCCTTTTCTAAAGTTTGGATGAATTTCTTTCATATTTTACAATTATAATTTATATTCGACCCTTTGTTAATAAAATCGTGTATTATTTATACTTTTTCAATTCTTCGGCTTGCTCTTTATATTCTTTTTTAGCTCCTTTGCCGGTTTTTAAAACTTTAAGCAAGTGTTTATGCTCTTTGACAAAATCGGGCTTCTTCATTTTTATTATTGCTTGGTTTTTAGCGTTCATACTTGAGATAATTTAGCGCTCGCTGACTCGGTGCTTTGTTGAAGTTTCTGTTTATGCGATTCATCACTTTGCTGAAGCTTTTGCTGATGTTCGGCTTGTTTCATACCTAACCCTTGCTGGAATTGCTGTGTTTCTTGCCCTTGTTGTCGAGCTTGAACTTGAGCTTGTTGAGCTTGTTGTTCCGCCATCATTTGTTGTAATTGGGCAAATAGTTCAGAGAAATTAAGCTTTAGATATGCTTGCGGGTCAACTTTCCACAATACTCCATCAGCCGCCGCTTCATCGGGATTTGGAAAATCTAAAGTTTCAAGAAGAATCTTCGGGCCGATAGCCCCTCTCGTATATAAATCAATGGCTTGATTCATCTTACTTACTTCGTCTTTCGGCTTCATTGAGTTAGGCGAAACACCCACAACAATTTGCCTATTTATATCCCTTGAAGATAACTCAACATATTGAACCGCCTTACCAACTCCCATAACAGCGGCAAAATGTTGTTCGTCATAAAACACTACATAAAGTTGAACTAACCAATTAAATACTGAACGGGCAACTGATTGTTCTATAACATCACTAATTCCGCCTCCAATTCTTGAAGTATCCCTGCCCTGATTCATTATCATTCCCCTTGCCGTTTCGTCTTTTTTGGGTTGTTGTGAAGATATGCCTTGAACCCCCCACGATGAACGCAAGTGATTTTCGCTATTCTCAAGGTCTTTAAAAGCTGAGTCCGGCATATTAGGAGCGGCAATACGAACAATAGCTTCGCTTACAGGCCCACCTGGCGGAATTAAAACCTTACCTATACCCCTTGTAAGGGCATTAGAGGCCTGCTTAGCCGTCTCTTGGTTAAAATTGTTTTCCGAAAAAGCTAAACCATTATTACTTTGGCTTACATTATCATCAATCTGTTCTACCCGCTTACTTATCTTAGCTTGATTAGGAATGTTCTGCTCTATAAGACCAGTAATATCGTGCGGGCGTTCTTGTAAAGAGAAAACAGATAGAAAAGTATAAGGCTTTTGTGGTGAGGCGAAATGATTAAAAGGCTTCGTTTGAATAGGCGCTCCCAATTCATCAACATCTTCCGTGTCCTTGGCATAATTAAAGTATTCATTTTTATGCTTCTCTAAAACTATTTTCTTGTAAGTCTTGAAGCAATAATCATCAGTCCACCATTCAGTATAGATTACTTCAGTGCCTAACTTAACTCCATCGGCATCTGTAACCGATTTCTCGATATAATCCTTTTTATCAGGGAATAAATCAATAAGCTCTTTAGCGGTTAAAGACATTCTTTCTCCAAGCCAAGACGAAAAGTTTCCATAAACATCAACAAACCCATCAGGGTCAAATAAAAAATCTTGTATCTTTCTATTCTCAACCGAAACATCTTTAATCTTTTCATTCCAACCATATTTTAATACTGCGAGTTGATAAATACTCCATCTTCGAGCCATTACTTCCAATTTACGCTTCAAAAGCAACTGGTCAGCGTGAAATTGAAGCATAGTTCTTACTGCTTCAGCTATAGCATTTCCTTCGGGAGTATTGTCCGAATAAACTAAAGGGTCGGGATTACGAGCCAATGCCGCAGGCAAAAATGTTTCTTCCGACTCAAATTGTAAATTAGCGGCTCCTGGCTTGTCTTCATCCAATAAAGAACCATCTTTTTGTCTACCCAAATAAGACCTTAAATTTCTTTGAAAAGTCTTTGTTATTCTACTTTCATAAGGAGCATAAATTTTTTCCCAATCATCTCTCAATTCTAAAAGCTCATCATCTGACATTGGCAAATCAAGCACATCAAGCAATTCGCCTGTTGCCCCTTCCATTTCATCGTTAGTGCCGGAAGCCACCTTGTTTATCCCGCTTTCAACAAGGTCAGTCACACCCTTTATATTAGCCGAAAAAGTATCTTCGTTTTTCATTTACTATATTTTATAACAATTGACTCTTATTATCCAAATTTTCGTGTATTATTTTATAATAAGGACAACATTCATGATATTTATCATTTTCTTCAGTTAAAAAAATACCACATTCAGGGCATTGATTATTAGCCAACCGCTTAAGCTTCATCTTATTATTCCCTATATTAGTTCTCCACCTCCTCATCCAATTCTTGCGATACTCTTTACATTTATCGCATTTACATTTGCCAGCCAATTTTGAATTATGCTCAATCATAAATTAACAGGTTCGGACAAAATTATATTTTCATCAACCAGTCGCCCCTTTGGTATGCTGTCTAACCAATTATCACCCCCAACTATTTTAGCTTTCTCTCCACTATATTTCTGAAGTCCCACTATCGCATAAAGCAAGGCATGGCAATAATGGTCTGCTCCATTCCTTTTCCATACATAATCAGCTCCGTATAAGCTTCTATCGTCTTTGTCGGGCATATCCTTAACAATAATTCTTTCCCGATATATATTTCCAAAATGCGAGGCGAAGTCAGACCATTCTTCTGCCGTGCCATTTAATCTTATTCTGCCCATATCTCTTAATTGCTCAACCATAAGCGTCATCATCCTATTCCTATCAACTTGAACCTTGCCGAACTCTTCGTCTTTGCCCCATTGGACTAACTCTAAACTCTTCCTATCCTTTCTATAAAAACAAAGAAAAACTCTTCCGGGAAATTCAGACTGAAGCTTGCGAACGCCTATTAAATCTCCGCCTTGGTCAAATACAGCTACAGAATTAACAAACCTCTTTAAATGACTTCTAATAGCGTCATAAGGGTCTTTTGAAGCTGTTATCTCAGTTTCTTGGTCGTAATAAAATACCCCCTGCGAGTTCATTAAAACATAATGTATTCCATGTCCAGTATCAGCTCCTATTATAGTTCTACCCTCTTGCTCATTAACCTTATCTACGCAATTTCTTAAAACAACAGACGATTCAATCCTGTCCTCACTTCCAATATATGGCAAGCCTAAAACATAGTTGTAAAAGTATTGCTTGTCTTTGAGCGGGTCTTTAAATGACTTTATAATATCTTTAGCCGACTTGTTATAAAGCATTAACTGCGAGACGTGATAACCCGAAAATTCTCCCTCTGCAGTTGGCTTCCAATATCCGCTTATCCTATCTTCCGTCTTCAACTCTCCCTTACACTTGGAGCAGATATAAATTCCATTCTCCATATCCACATTGTCGGGCCAAGTCATCGTCTGCTCGTGCCTACAATGCGGGCAAGTTATAAACCATTCTTTTTTATCGCTTTGTTGCCAATAAATATCTACTCCATGTCCGCATAAGCTTGGATGTGAGAAGTACCATCTCCAACCGCCATCTTCTTGCGCTTGAAGCCTATTCTCATACTGCGTGATAATATCAGGATTTGAGGCATCTACCTCATCGTGTATGTTTAATCCCGAAGGAACCATCATCGCTTGTTTAGCCGTGAAAGTTCCACGATAAAATATCATTGCCTCGCCTACGGTCTTTTGTTCTATAGTATCGTGTTCTTTTACCCAACTCATTAAAATTGGATTTTGAGCTATAATACGATTTATCGCCCCGCCAACCATATCTTGAACATCTGATTGAGCCGGTAATGTATAAATTATCTGCCTTTTAAACTTCTTTGCGACATAAAAAGATTTAAGAGTTTGGCATACAGTCGCTCCGATTTGCGGAGGCTTTAACCAAACTTGTAAAGGAGAAAGGTCATTATAAATATCAAATAAAAATCGCCTATTCTTAAATTCAATGAGCGAACCTATTTCATTCTTTATTTGGTGCTTTATTGTCCAAAGTGCTGGCGATCCCTCCATCGCTTGGGACACTTGTTCCTCTGTATATTCCATTTAACTTTTTAGTTAATTCTTTTATTTGGGGCGTAGAATTTAATTCTATATTAACATTTAAACTTTTTTCAGGAGCATATTTGCCTTTTAATTTATAACCCATATCTAACCCCTTGCTTATTGCCTGGCTATCCAATTCTTCATACTCCGACTCTAAATCACCTTTTATATAACGCCTTACTTTTTTAGGCACTTCTAATAATTCTCTATGTTTTTCTGCTAATAATTTATCAGGCAAATACTTTTCCATTAACTCTAGCCAACCCTTTGACTTAGTTAATTTTGTAGGTGCAATAGCAGTATTTTTACTATATCCTGCTTTTACCATTACCTCTCCAATTTTTCTACCACTTTCTACTAACTTAAATGCCTTTTTTTGTTTTAGTGTCGCCATTTATCTTTTATTTATTACTTTTATTCGAGGCGGGAGATTACCATCAGGAAACATAGCATTATAAATCGCTATTCTTTCCGCTATATTTAATCCCTTTGTATCATAATCGCCGTATAGTAAACTATAAAATATATCCGCTTCATCTAATTTGACATTATCCCAATTTATAGCATTTATAGCTTCTTTAATATCTTTTTTGAATTTTGGAATCCACCAAATTACTTTTAATACATTTGCTCCCCTTTTAAAAGAATCTATCGGTTTTGCTTCTTTATCTGGAGTTCTATCCGCGTGAATTTTTAACAATCTTTCCATCTCTTTGGGGAAATTCCTTAACAACTCTTCCTTATTCGCTTCTGCCATTATATCTTGAGCTGGAATACGATAAGCATTATCAAATTCAAACATTGCTCCAAAATTTTCTGCTGTTTTTTCCGCCACATCTTCATTTACCCATAAATTAACTAAAAATGCTTTTACTCCTTTTTGAATTTCCTTTACAAACTTGCAGTAACATCCATCGAGATAATAGGGTCGCATAGTTAAATCTGAAATCTCATTAAAATAACTACATATCCGATTTATCCTTCCCTTTTTATGTATTGTTGTTAAAAATCTTATCGCATCTATAAATAATCTCTTTACGGGGCAAACTGCATAAATAGCTTCTACCGGCGCATATGTCTTGCTTGGAAAAGGGCAACCATACCAATAAACAAAATTCCCTTCTCCTTTTATACTTTCAAACCTTTCGGGGATAAAACCTACTTGTCCGCCCGAACCATCGTCTCTTATTTCTCCCCATTGTTCTTGTGATGGGTTAGCCCTATTAAACCTATATCTGAACACACTATCTTCTAATGGTGGCGGTATTTTATAACCTGCCTGTTCTAACCCTTGAAATCCATTATTTTGTATTGGTTCTTGTTTTAAAACTATTTTATGTTTGCAATTCGGGCAAAATAATAAATTTTCATTTTCCATCGTTAGTTAGTAATTTAACTAATACATCTTCAGGCTTTATTTCCCGTGCCTCTATAACTTTGCCATATTTCTGCATCCAACCTTTATAATTACCATCTTCTTGCTTTTCTATAACTATCACATTTGGGTTAATTTCGGGGTTAAATTCTTTATCTTCCATTTTTATTAAAATCTACAGCTTTTTGAATTATTTTTTGGCAGTTTCGACACATTAGCTTTTGGCTTAAAGCCACCCCGCCAATAGGCATAACTATTCCTCGTCTTTTAATTATAAACTTGCGTTTTTTACAAGTTTCACACAATGAAAATATCTTCATATTTGATTTTGTGGCATTAAATGACTTTCTTCTTTTGATAAAAGCACCACATTGCCAATAGTTAGAATTGAAGCCGCTACTCCAATAGCATTTTTAACGGCATTTATTTCCACATCAACAGGATTTACAATACCTTTTTTCATTAAATCCTCAACCTTGCCCGTTCTGCTATTAAAACACTTTTTGCCCCCTACTTTCAATTTATTGGGTTCTTTGCCAAAATTTTTAACTATTCTATTAAAGGGTTCTTTTAATACTTCAGCCATTATTTTACCACCAATTTCATTTAAAAGCAAATTTTTAGTAGAATTTATCAAAGCAATACCACCACCAACAACAATTCCATTTTCTAAAGCACAACTACTAGCATTAATAGCATCTTCAACCTTAAGTCGCCTATAATATAATGCTTGGTCTGAATAAGCGCCCACAAAATAGCGAGCAGTTTTAGTATTAAGCCGTCCAGCTCTTTGTAAGGCACTATCGCTCCCATCTTTTCTTAATGCTTCTATATGTTCCGATAAATCATTAATCCCATCAATATAAGTGTCTTCTTTTGTAATTGTAATATGGCTAAACTGCCCCAAATCTTCATCCGTAACATTTGATAAACTCTTACCAATTCCATCAATTATTTTTCCCCCGCTTGCTTGAGCCAAATCTTCCCACCATTCATCCCGCCATAATACCGGCATTTTAACAACCATTGTCTTAAATCCCCTTTCTATTCTTGTCTTAACCAAACTTGCCACCACTGGCATTTCTATTTCTTCACAAAAAATAACTAATTCCTTTATATTTTTAGTAAATAATGACGACAAAATCGTATTAAGGTCATCATTAGACATTATTTTTTGCTTTGCAAGCAAGATTTTAGGTTCTTTCCAAATTATTCCATTCATAAACCTACCCAAAGCATCAACATCGCACATATAAGGACTTACATAAGTAGCTCCGTGAATTGTTATACCTGTGCCTATTGTGTAGCCATCCTCGGCCGTTTTTGAAATATCCCAACTTATAACGCCGTCTTTACCTATTTTTTTATAAATTTCCTGTATCATATTGCCTATTCCTTCATCTTCTGAAGAAATAGTAGCAACTTTTGAAACTTCATTAAGAGTAATTTTTTTTGATTGTTCTTTAAGAGATTTTTCTAATAAGGGAATACATTTTTCAAGAGAATTTTTTATATCCATCGGCGAAAATTTATCAAGATATTTTCTACCCTCTTCTAAAATTGCCGAAGTTAAGACACAAGTAGTTGAAGAGCCATCTCCGCTTGCCTTATTAGCACGAGAAACCGCCTCTCTTATTATTTTTCTTCCTATTTCTTCTAAAGGGTCAGCAAATTTAATAGCATCGACAATGGTAGCTCCATCATTTGTTGTGGATATGCCAGGATTTTCAAAGGTTTCTATTAAGCTATTTTTGCCGAAAGTTCCCATAGTCGCCCCAACCGCATCTGCCACTTTTTTTACTCCCCGCATTACCCCATCTATTGCTTCTTTTCCAAAAATTAAATTATCTATCATAAATTCATATTTTTATATGGCCCAAATGGTCCGGGAATAGAAACTTCTCCCTTCTCTAAGCTTGGGAAAAACATAAAACAAGTAGCATTACCAAATCTTGCTTTTAATACCGATTCCGTTAAATTGAATCCATATATTTGACCCTTTTTAAGGACATTACCCTTGTAGTTCCAAATAGCAGTTCCCTTATCTTGACCTATCATTGTATAAACCTTTCCTTCAGCATCTTCGTCCATTCCCAATAATGTCCAAGCAAAAACAAAAGTATTTTCATCGACTATGGACGCTGTTATCTGGCAAGACTGGGGAATCTCTTTGGGTGGCTCTATCGGAGAAGATATTATTTCTTGTGGTTTAATTTGTTTATTCATATTGTCTATTTTTAATTGAAATAATTTATTTTGAAGTTCTTCGACCTGTTTTAAAAGAAGTTCTATTTGTAATTTAAGAACTTTTGTTGTTAATTCTTGAATTTGTAAATCAATTTGCGGATTATTTGAGGCGGAACTAATAGTAGGCGATAAAAGTATTAATGCTATCAAGATATAAATTAGTTTTTTCATAAGTATTCTTTTTTAAACATTGAATCACTTGGCTTTAAAATTTCTCTTATATGCCACGAAATGTAAATATGATTAGGACAATTTGCTGGGAAAAACTTTGTTATTCCGCATCTCTCACATCTTTCCAACGAACCACCTTTTATTATCTTTAATTGCTTAAACTTATGAAGCCAACCTCTTTTTTGACAATAGCTATTTTGGTATCTCTTCATTTGTTTCAGTAGCTCTAATATCTTCATATCTAACGAGCCAAAAAAATGTTTTTCCATCTCCTGTTGGATATTTCGCGGCCAAATAACTATCAAAATATACCCTACTTCCAATAAATAATCCCGAATCGCCCGAATTTACAACTATACCTATTTCTTCATAAATATCTTTTTCAGAAGCAATGAAAGAATCGCTTTTTAAAGGTTCTATTAAAATATAATTATTTATCGGTTGTATCATCTTTTATTTCTTCGCTTAATAAATCTCTTTCCGGCATTATAATCGTAGCCATTTTCTTTTGAATTGTAGACAAATTCTTAGTTAAAACCTTAAATCTGTCATCTAATAATTCAGGACTTTTATCTATTTTATATTCAGATAAATTCCACAAATTCTTTAAGCGTTTTAATATCATTTCAACATTTTTTCTTTATTCATTTCTTCTAAATCAACGGGCGTTGTTTGAACTATAACTTTAAAACTTCCCTTTTCATCGGGAACAAACATAGGATAAGAGGCGAAATCAACATTAAACTTTTTAACTAATGCCCCATATTCTTCCATAAACGATTCAATTTTTGTTTTTATTTCCATAAAATTTATATAGACTAAAAAGAATTATTATTAAACAAATTTCAATAATTATAAATTATAATCATATTACATTTCCCCCCACTAATTTAATTAAAGTGTCTTGATTTTGTATAATTTTATCTAATTTTTGTAATAATTCCGTGGCAAAAAGGAAAGCGCCAATTAAAGCTAAAATGAAAAGCACGATTTTTATTTTTTGTGAGCCATCACTCACTTTTAAAGGTTTTTCACCCATAATTACCTAATTATACCACACTTTTATTTATAAATCAACTACTCCCACAACCTTATTTTTATTTATTTAATTCTCCGACCTTTAGTTTTTCATATCTTCTATTAATTGTTTGACTTCACTAATTGCCCTATTCACTCCGAAATCTTGGCTCGTTTCTAATTCGGGATTTCCAGTATATCTAAGTTTATCAATCTCTTTCTCCAATTCATCAAGTTGTTCGGTTAGTGCGGTGCGGAAATGGTTTTTAAATTCTTTCACTTTATATTCTCTCGGAGTATCTTCGCCAAGCTCCGTATCAATATACACAAACTTTTTATCAAATTCTTCCAACCTTTCGTTTATTGTTTTCATATTTTTAATCCCACGGATTTTTAGTTAAAAAACATCTTATTAGTGCCTGTGCTTGATATGGTGTTAGGGTAGATAGATTTTCAGCGTCTTTCGGCAGGCAACTCATCATCAATTCCCATTGTCTTTCCCTCTCCGCTTTTTGAATACTCTTTATTTCTTTCATATTCCAAAATTCAGTAATACCAAGTTCTCGTAGTAAATCTTCTCGTCCTTTTTGATGTCCCTCTTTCTCCCATTCAATTTTTTTGGTGCGGATTTTTTCAATGGTATTTTTTATAATTTCATCTCTCTTATCGCAATTATTCTCTTTGTGATATTTAGCCCAAAAGCCGAAAAGGATTGTTTCAATTCCGTCATCTTCCCAATTTTCCTTTTCGGGCTGGATTTCGGCGGGCTTTTGTCCTTTTATTATTCTTCCAATATATTTTAATCCTTTCTCCTTATTCCCGCATAATTTTCTTTCTTCTGATTTAATTTCGGCAGGCTTTTTATTCTTTTGACAAATAGGACAATCTCTTTTTTCACTCTCCCATTCGTGTTTTTCACAATAAAATTTAATCATATTTACTTTTAGTTTGTTTAGTCAAAAATTTTATATTTTGACGCTATCCCTAATACAATTCCTTTCGCAAAATGAAAGTTTGCCCCTGTTTCTTTTTCTAAATCATCAAAACGCTCAATAATAGCATTTATTATAATTCCCATTGCGATTTTACTTTCTTTTTTTTGCTTACTTATCTTTATTTTAGACATATTTAGGTTTTAGGGGTTAATAGTTCGGGGTTTTCGTAGATGTCTGTGTTGTCAAGTAGATGCTTTGATTCGTAGATGTTGCCGATGACTTTTAAATCTTCTCTTTCTATTCTGTAAGGATTTTCCCTGTTCCAAACAAGACCATATTTAAAATTTTTTCTTCCAATTCCAAGACCCGTTATCCAACCATCCTTTGATTTTTGATAAAACCCATAATTTGGATATTCACTTTGCCAAAAAATAACCCATCCATTTTGTAAAATATCCCCCTCATAAATTTCCTTTCCATTTTTATCAAGAAGTCCTGTGAATTGTCCAAGCGTTTCAATATCTATTTCGTGGGCAACATTCTCCTGAATAATACAATATCTCCCAACTCCACTATCTAAAAATTGACCATCGCAATTAAATTCCGTAGTAATCGGTGTTTTTACAAAATATCCATAAGCCCAGCGTCCATCATCTATTCTTTTTGCTCTAAATTTAATCTCTCTCATATACTTTTAATCTATTTTTTTGGGCGACCTTTTAATTAAAACTTATCAATAAATTCCCACTCGTCTTTAGTCATACACCAACTTCTATGCTCTCTGGCACATTCTTCGCACAAAGCACGACCATCATCGCAAAAATTACATCTCATTTTAATTGCTTTTTCTTCTCCACAACTTGAACATTTTTCTATAATCATATTTTTGTTATAAATTGGGGTGGGTTAGGTTAAAATCTTTAATAGGAAATCTATAACTTCGGCTTTCTGTTTTGATAGGGGTTGGGATAAGTCCCAAAGATTTAATAAATGATTAGTCGTTCTAACCCACATTCCGCCAATTTCTACATTTTTTTCTTCAATACTTCCACTTTTCATCGCCCGCAAAACATCTGCGAGGGTGATTTCTCTATAATGTTTTTCTACCTTATATAGATAAATTTGTTTCATTTCATCCCATTCATCCGCTAATTCTATACTATCA